TTTTGTACTGAACTTGCTTTAGAATCATAGATTTCCATAAACTCTTTTATATCTTTTCTATCAACACCTAAAGCACTAGCAGCATAATTTAACCCTGTACCTATACCAAATGTTCCTGAAAAACCATCTCCATATTTCTTTTCATAATCTGAAATCATACCTGTAAGTACTTCTACATTATTTTCTTTAATTACTTTACCTGTATTTTTATCCACGCTATCTATATCTTGACCTAATGCTGCAGCAATCATTCTTGTGGCTTTTAATCCTGCTATATCTTTAGTTGCATCTATCTTACCACCTAAAACTCCTAATGCAGCAATAGGGGCAGCGCCGGGAATAAATGCAGTTGCTAAACCTGCACCTGTTCTAACATCTTCTGAAATTATTCCGGTGTTAAGGGTATTAGCAAACTTTAATACATCTGTAGAATTAGTCCAATTTACACCTTGCCCATCATTAAAGTCAGAACCAAAAGGCACTGAAGGTTTAGGATCTTCAGGCTCTGTAGTTGGCCCTTCTGATACAGGAACACACATACCTTTGCTCTTATCATATCTTTGTCTTTCCCCATTAGGGCCGGGAGGACACACAGGGTCTGGAACATTAGCTGTTATTGTAGGTGCTTCTGGTGTTGTTGTTCCATAGTCACCTGTTGTTGGTTTATAACCACCTACATCAGGATCATAAAACTCATACGGTGTACCTTCTTTATCACCCTTATCACCAAAGACACTCATGCCTAAGAAATCAGGGGGATGATACCCACCGTGTTTATAACCTACAACACCACCTTCATTAGCCATCATAGGCTGTTCTTGTTGCATTGCCTGTTCAATAATACTATTTAAGTCGTCATCACTAAGCTCTGCTTGTTGTGGCTCCATAGGCTCACCGCCTATTCTACCATCAGCATCCATCTGTTGCAAGCCCATTTTTGCTTGAATACGTAAATCCTCAAAGAATTTTACCCCAAAGAAACGAACAACATCCGCAGGTACAACGTATTCACCTTCAGATAGACGTGCAGGTATATCATCACGTACTTCTTCAGGTAGGGAACCGGGGGGTACATCATTACCTGACACTGGGTCTACTGTCTCTGCTTCCCCAAAGTTCATTTCCATTTGGTCTTTCATTGCGGTTCCGCCTTTGTTAAATAGAGGTACACGTACTACCCTGTCTTCATTATTATTTATTGCGTCTTTTACACCTTGAGGCAAGTCATCAAAGTTTGCTAACTCATCGTCAATCATTTCTAAATGGTTATAATAAGTATTATTATCTAATCCTAATCTTTCATATTCTTTTGCCATAAGAATATTTTTATCATTAAACTTTTCAGTAAGGCCTTTAATTTGTTCAAAATTATTTCCATCTAAATCTGAATTTATACCATCAAACATCTTATCAGAAAGTTCTTCTAGTTCTTCTTTAGAAAGTTTTTTTAAGTTTGTTTCTGTTATTAAATTTAAAGTGTTTTCAAAAAATTCCTTGTTTGTTTCTTTTATAGTAGAGCTTAATATTTTATCTGTATCCTCTAATTCTATTAAGTTTTTTGGGGGGATTCTTGAAGTAACACCATAACTATATGGGGATTGATCACCTAATAATTTATTCATTTTAATTGATAAATCTGCTCTTTTACTATTAAGACTTTTTAACTTAGCTAGTGATCCAGATAAACTACCACTACCAGCAACCTTCTTAGCTAGTGGCGCAATAAGTTCATCCATTATTCCAGTGCTACCTGCTGCTACAGCTACAGGTGCTGCTACCATTGTACCTAGTACTTTTCTTCTGCCTTTATCAAAAGTACCACCTGTCATTACTTCTGTTACAGCATCTACTGCTTCGTCTATACCAGACTGTACACCTCTAGCTAAAGGTTTTACAGCTACTGCACCTGCAATAGGTAATGCTGCCGCTGCTGTGTCTGTAACAGCATCCACGTATCTACCTTCTCTAGTAGCTTCACCAGCATCTTGAAGTCCTACAACAGGATTAAGCAGTTGATTAGCTTGACCAAGACTACCTGCATATGGGCCTAAGTAATAGCGGATAGCATCTTCTAGTTTTTCACTTCTTTCTAGTCCACGTTCTCTACTAAAGAAATCTGTTACTCTATCAAGAAGGTCTGGTTCTATTTCTTTCTTTGCGAAAACTTTATTAGTTTTATCTTCTATTGTATCCTTAGCCATTAGCATTAACCTTTAATCTAAGTTGCTTCAAAGCTTGCAGTGCATGTATCTGTCCCTGTATTCTATACATTATATGAGATTCATCCGACTGAGAAAACATTTTGTAACTAGCCTGAATACGTTCATCTAGTTCAGTTTCAAATGCATTCCATGCTTCTGGGTTATTTACTAGTAGTTTTAAACTCACTGCATTGGTCCTTGTCCAGTGTTAGCTGAGAAGCCTTGTTCTCCCGGCTGAGGTGCTGTGCCTGTACCTATAGTACCCCCTCCGCTACCTTGAGTATCCTGTACCTGTGCCCCTGCTGGTGGGCCTCCTTGTGGAGCTGGTGGACCTGCTTGTGGTTGAGGTGGTGGTGGATTCTCTTCACGGAACTTCTTAAGTAGTTCAGCTTGTACTGCAGCATCACCCATTGAGTTGACTAGTTTATCAGGGTCAAGATCCATAGACTTAGCAATCTCACGCACGATGTAGTCCATCTTAGCAAAGGGTGCTAGTACAGGGTTTTGTACCACACCAAGGAATTGCATCAGGCGTTGACTACGTACTTCATTAGCCATTAGGCTTTCAGTACCACGTGCTTTAACTTCAAGATCACCTTTGATTTCTTCGTCATAATCAAACTGCATGTTGAAGTTAAAGAATGCTTTAGCTAGTGGTGCTAATAGATAATCATCTACATTTTTAACTACATTCCGTATAGAACCATTAGCAGCAGACATGAGCATACTAATGCCAGAAGCTGTACGTCCGACACCTTGTACTCCTGTCTGACCATGAGCAAAGCTAGGAAAGCCTGTACTCTCGTCTGCTAATACACGTGCCTTATCAAACATCTGCATGTTCTCATTAGATACGTTGGGAAACTTAGTGCCAAAGATAGCTTGTCCCGGCGCACCGCCTTGGCGACGAAAGACTTTACCGGGATATACTGAAAGGTCTTGGCCGGGAACTAAGTTAGTCTCGTCCACCTCAATCAACATATTACCAGATAGTGCAGCATTGTCAACAGCCATACGCATAAAGCCATTCATTAAGGTCTGTGTATCGTCCATGTTCTCAGCAATACCCACACCAAATAAACTGTATGGACTTACTTCATATGGCACTGCATAGTAGGGAATGATAGAGGGAGTGAATGGATTCATAACTAAACGCAATACCTTACCATTACATACCCATATGTTTACATTAACTTGATCCATATCTGCTAGTTCTGCAGGGATATCTATGTCATGTCCTTCAAGAACTTCTGTGTCTACACTGCCCCAGAACTCAAGGACTTCAAAACGTTCAGCTTTGGATTCCTGAGCATCATCTTCCATAGCTTGTTCCCACCATTCTTTAGTGTAGGACTCACCATCAGATACAGCAAGATCAATAGCATTGCTTCTAAAGAAAGGACGTCTTTTAAGGTTACGCAGTTGAGTACGTGACATTTTATGACGTTCTACTACATACTCAGCCTCATCCATATTAGCTGCATCAGGATCAGGATAGAAGTTCCAAAGAGATACACTAGAGGTTTGAGGAATAGTTTTAATAGTAGGGGTATACTCTCCCTCATCATTCCAATTAGCATACTCTTTGTCTATAGCAAACGGACCTTTCATTACGCCTGTACCAAACAGGGCGCATTCAAAGGCAGCTACACGTAACTGTTTGTTTGCATTAGACTCATCAAGTTGGTCATGGATTTTCTTTTCCATTTTCTTAGCTGCTACCATAGCAGGATGAAAAGTAATTTCTGTGGGTGTACTACCTACACCTTCTTGTAGTTGATCTTCTACAGGGGCTAGGCTATTCTTTAGACCAGCTAGACGTTCTTTAAGATCAGTCATAGTCTCGCCGGGAAGTAGCTTAGTATCCTCTAAGCTTGGACCCTGTGCTTTCTTTATCTCATCATTAGATTCAAAGTGTACAGACTCAGCTACACCTTCAGGTAAGGTAGTAGGATCTACAGTAACTGGGAATCTGTTGTTGCCAAAGAGTACTTCAATAATTTGACCATAAGCTGCAAGTACTTTAGTCTTAGTTACCTTAACAAATACTTGAGATTTTTCTGTGGAAGTAAACTGTACATCAGGCCCATAGATACCACGATAATTACGGTATGCTTGTACCCAACGATTTTCTTCTGTTTCTCTTGCATCAGAAGCTTTCTTGTATTGTTTTTGTACAAGACCTACAATAGTACCTGCAAGAGGATCACTGTATGTATCTTCTTTCATGTCCTCTAAAGAGCTTGCCTCTTCAGCGTCCATTCCCATGCTTTCTTCAAATTCGTCCATAGTATTTCCTTAATAACCAAACGTTGGGTCGCTTGCCTGAAAGCCTGATCGTTGTGTTGCAGGATCAAAATCAAACAAACTGCTTCTTGGTCTTGTCATAACCCCGTACCTAATTGCATCATACAGGTGGTCTTCTGAGTGTGTGTCTACATCTTCAGGGTTATTCTTATCCAGAGGTAGTGCTGGTATTTGTGATATAGTATTAGTGCAAGTATTAAAGAATACTAGCCGTGGTTCTTCAGTAAACTCATCTACTTGTAACCTTCTGTGTATTTCATTCTTACCTGCTACCCTTGAACCTCTGGACCTATCAGCAGGTCTCCACCTACAGCCTTGCATAATCATTTGTTCAGCTAGACTTGGGCCAGTGTCTCCACGTTTATGCCAGAGAGATGAGTCAAGTACTCCATAGCGTATCTTCTCTCCGTCCTCTGCTTCTAGTATCATATCAGCTAGGTCAGTAGCTATGACCTTTGAGCAATACATTTCCCGATAAACTATTAGTTGTTCATCAGGAGATACAGCAAACCAAACAACCCCTGAGTAAGAACCGTATCCATAGTCACATGCTCTAAACTTTGACCAGCTTCTAGGTATCTCAAAAGGTTCTATTACGTGTACTTGTCTATTCCACTCAGGGAAAGCAGCACCTTCATTTACATCCCAGTTACCTTCAAGTAGTTGCTTACGTTGATGCTCTGGTAGTGACAGTAGGTTAGCTTCGTATAGACCATCATCAGCTAAGTACGGGTTATCAAATAAAGTAGCAGGAATAAACCTGCGCTTAAACAGTGGTTGACCCTCTTTTGAGTGACCTTTAGGCCAAGCAATAACCTCTCCCGTTTCCATATCAGTAGCATCAAAGCTAGTATTATGTGGAGCTGGGTCTACAAAAGTCTTCTTAACCCATTGATGCCCACTTCCGCCGGGGTTAGTAGTACCCCTTTGATATAAACCTAGACCACTATTCTTAGTAGTACGTAGGCGTGACCTCATATAGTTCCAAGGATAAGGGCTAGGCCATTGTGTAAGTTCATCAAAACCAATCCAGTTAAAAGCTTGTCCTTGGTATCTTTGTACATCATCATCCCTGTCTAGATATGAAAGCCAAAGAGTAGCACCGCTTGGAGCTACCCACGTCTTATCACGTTCCATAAACTTAATCCCGGGGATTGCTCTTGGGTAGAGCTGTTTGGAGACTGAGATAAGTTCTCTGAGTTCTTCTGTGCTTCTCCGTACCAACAGCATAGAAGATAGTGGATTATTAAAATACCTAACAGGATCGGCCAGCATAGCAAAAGACTTACCACCACCAGCCGCCCCACCATATAGTACCTCTTGTTCTGATGCTGAAAGAAAGTCTGTCTGAGGGCCGGGATTAGGCTCAAAGATTATTTCTTGAGCTTTTTCTACATCAATCGGCTCTGGCTTCACTCTCGCTGGAACTGGTTGAAGCTCTGGCTCCGATACGATTTCTTTCGAGGGTTTCCGCTTTTGCCGCCGCTTCTTTGTAGCGTTCAGCGTAATAGCGTTGCGCTGAAGCTTCTGCTTTACGTTTTCGTTCAAGTTTAACTCTCTTCATTAGACCTACGTGAGAGATGTATCTACCTGACTTCTCACTCAACCAGTTGGCTACATCTCTGTAGCTGTATTGCTTTAGATATTTCTTAGCTTCTTCTAAAGCTTCTAGCTCTACTGGGATTGGTAGTAGTATATCATCATCTTCAGAGTCTTGTCTATAGCCAAATGGCACAACTCTGCCTACTCTAACGACAGATAACCATTCATACTCACCATCCACTAGCTCTGGCTCAGGGAGCTTCCAAGTTTTATTAACTTTCATTTTTAGGTGGTAATATAAATACAGGGTTTTCAGCTTTAATTTCTACTTTGTCTGTCTTTACAAAGCCAGCACGGTCAAGGAAATCTTTAGCTGCTGCCATCTTTTCTTTATTGCCAAGATCAGTAGGGTTAGTCATAACCTGCATCATAGAGTATGCAGCTTTACTACCAGCAGTAGCAATAAACTTCTTAGTAAGTTCAGCAATCTCGTCCTGTAATGCAGCAGTAATAGTTGTAGAGGACATAGTATTAGCATACCCCGCAAGAC